GTCTACTGGACTAGTCAAGTCTGGCGGTGTTGCTAGTCAAGTCCAGCGTGATTTGCTAGTCAAGTCTACTGGACACACAAAAGACAGTATTACAAAAGACAATATACAAAAGAAAGACACTCCATCACAAATTATGGAAAAGTTTTTAAACCATGGAGATATATACAATTCGATGGTTGAGGAATATGGAAAAGAGATGTGTGATAATTTTTCAAATTATTGGTCCGAATTAAATAAAAACGGTACACAGCAACGCTGGCAAATGGAAAAGACATTTCAAGTAACGCATAGAATGGCAACATGGGCTAAAAGAGATTGGAATAAACCAGATGAGAGAAAAAGGCTTCCCAACGAAGCGTGGGAAGTATGGCAGGTGAGGCTTTTTAAGTTAGATAATCAATAACCCCTCCTAAATGTTAAAATCATTCCTTAAAAACTTTCCTGATTATTACATCCAAACCTTTGATGATAAGGCTGTGGATAAATCTCTAACAACTCATGGCAAGCCTGAATCTTACAAGCCTGGTGTGCTTCCTTCTTTGAATCAAAAAGGGGCCGGAATCTTTTTTACTCCGAACAGGTTTAAAACAATCAGGCGCAAGGATAAGTGCGATGGGGTTAATGCTTGGGTGGTTGAAATGGACAACATGACTAAAGAAGATCAATGGAAGAGGATAATGGAATCCCCGCTTAATCCTTCGATTATAGTTGAAACCAGAAAATCATATCACTGTTATTTTCTAGCAAAAAATGGGACTATTGAGAATTACGATCGGATAGTTAGAGGGTTGATTCAGTTTTTTGATGGGGACCCTGCTTGCAAAGACATTTCAAGGGTATTTAGAATTCCTGGATTTTATCATAACAAGCAAGAGCCATTTATGGTTAAGATTAAGTTTGATGATTATAGCATCGCTTACACAGAGGAAGAGATGTTGAAGTGGTTCCCGTTTAAAGAAGATGAAAAAAAGTACCTATCATGCCCTGTGACCCCCACAAGGGCAGGGTTGAACTTTTGGGAAATCGCATCGAAGTTAGACAATCGAATGATGCTTCAAAAATTATCTGGGAAACCAATTTCAAATTTTGAATCTATAACATTTAGAAAGAGAACAACAGGAGGAGATTATATCGATGTGAATGGGAAGCCATCTGATGCGTGGATTGATGAAAATGGGATGATCGGATCTGGGAAAGGTGGTGGCCCAACATATCTTCAATGGCTTACTTTTTACGGGTGGAATAAATCTGATATTGCTAAGTGGTTAAAAGAGGATTGCAAAGATTTATTTCCAGAAGAAATTTTCAATCAATCTAAGATTGTAAATAGTTCAACAATCAACTCAAATGATCTTGATATGGATGAATTATTGAATCGAAAATCTAATCTTACATGGGGGAATTCAATTCTGGATAATAATTTTTCTCCGTTGGATAGTGGGAGATATATTATTTTAGTTGGTGAAACGGGAGTGGGGAAAACTGCATGGGCTTTTCATTTGGCTAAGAAGAATGCTGATCTGGGGAATAAGGTGCTTTATCTTTCGCTTGAAATGAGTAATGAAGGGTTGCTTGCTCGATATGCAAGGAACAAAATGAGAATTTCAAAGCAAGACTGGAAGGATAAAAAGTTCGATAAAGATGTTTTTAAAAAAATTATACAAGAGCTTCCGGCTACTTTAATTTTAAAAAATATAAAGCAAGATGATATAAACGTTGATTTAGAATTTATTGAAAAGATTATATCTGAAAAATACGATATGGTTTTCATAGACAATTTTGGATTTATTGAAGCTAAGGGTGAAACTACAAATGACCAGATGAAGAATATATCTAAGGCGATGGTGAGACTAAAGAATAAAACAGGGACAACGATTGTTGCTTTGCATCATTTTAGGAAGGGAGGAGAAAAGTCATCTAAATTACGCAATCTTGATTCAATTCTTGGATCGGGGAAAATAGGGCATGATGTTGATTTTGCTGTTCAGGTGACTAGGGATATGGATTTAAACGAAGATGCCTTTGAAAGCGAGAAGGCAAAATTTAGTGTAATTATGATGAAGGATCGAGATTTTGGAGATTTAAGTTTGCAAAATATTTATTATAAAAACGGGGAATTTTATTCTTCTTATCATTAAACAACCCATCTATGAAAATCTTATGTAAGCATTGTAACGAAGAGGTCCAACCAGGTTTATTTCCTTATACTACTCCTGTTCAGGCGGTTATCTTTAAGAGTCTTTCAGATAAAAGGAATCCGATGTATACGATTCACGTTCAGGCTGTATGCCCTAAATGTGGATGGTATATTCAAACCATGAAACAGGGGCCTGAATTGATGGAAGAATTAAAGAGGCAAGTCGAATCTTGGAAGAAGAATTTCATTGAAGGTAAAATAAAATAATTATGCTCCCAACGATTGCTTTTGATTATCATGATTTGCTTTTCGCTAGAGATCACAATGAAATCATGTTTAAGCGTAGGGGAATAAATCAAGAGACGGTAAGAAGTGACTCGCATCTTATCGGATATTTAGGCCAAGAGGCTTTTCGCAGGTATCTTTATGTTTTAAGGATTCCTTATCAAGAGGCGCCAGAGGATACAGGAGACAAAGGAGATGATTATGATTTTATAGTTGCTGGAAGGAAGATTGATGTGAAGGCGAGTTATAAATTTGATGAGCCTGTTGTTTCAAAGTATGCGGCAATGAAAGCAATCAATAAAAATACACTAATCGTATTCGTTAAGATGACTGAAAATCTTAAACAGGCTGAACTCGTAGGATATGCAGAGGCTAAAGAATTTCAACGTGATTTGAAATACGATCGGAATGGGAAAGAGATGTATTCAATCCCTAAAAGTAAATTAAAACTTTTCAAAGTAGCGATTATGGTGTAGAATGTTCTCGGTTAAAGGATGATGCGTTATTGGTGAGTACAAGTAGACAAGGTTTACTTCACCATTTTATTCTCTAAGGGAGAGCTGGCTATCGCATAGGGTTAGCTCTTTTCTTTTATAAATAAAGTCAAACAAAATACTTGACAATTAAGATTGAAGGAGTAGAATGGGAGGTAGAGAGAGATTCTTTGACCAAATATTTTATGTCTATTTCAGGTGGATGTCAGTTAATGCGATGCGATCATTGTGGTGATGAGTTTTTAACAACGGAAGATTACAGAGAAGATTATCCTTTGAGGGTTATAGGTGATCGTATATTTTGTTGTGAGGATTGTGCTTTACTTTGGGACCTAAATGCTGCTGATACCCAATATTCAGCGCACAAAGACAATAATTTTAATCGTTTTATTTAAAATCTTCGATTTAAAGCCCTTCAAAATGATTTATGCTACAAGACCGCACTCGCTATATAAAAACGCTTCCTACGCAAAGAAAATGGCCATATTTTCAATCGTAGGGGTAGGGATGGTCATTGGAATGACTGCATTTTTAATTTGGTATTTAAATTTAGTACATCCTATTTAATTTTAATAAATATGAAAAAATCTTTTACTATTACTGAATGGGTAGAATCAAAAGAATCAGAAAATGAAGATTATTGGTATTACCATTCTGCTAGAAAATTCCCTATTTCATTGATGACTAAAATTGATGATAAAATATGGGAAGTTGATATGTTTTCAAAAGAAGGATGGAAGACCGTTAGTCGTGAATTGAAAGGAATTAATCCCTATAGTTCGCAAGAAGATTTGGGGGATGGTTTTAGTGAATTTTGTGAGATTTGGGCAGATGATAATGATTTAGATGTTGATTGGTGTAATCCGAGTGATATTAGAAGAGGTAAAAAAGGAAATTATTATATTTATTTTGATCAATTAGGAGATCGATATGTCTATGTTTATGGACATAAGAATCTATATGATATTCTTTTGGATCGTTTTGTTGATTTTGTGCAATCTGATTAGTTGAAATTTGAAATAAAAGTTTTTTTGTGATATAATCTCGGTGTTAAATTATTTGTCAATGATAATTCATGCCTTTTCAAAAGGGAAATAAGTTATGGATGGAGGGTGTTAAAACTAGAGAAGAAACTAGAAAAAGAACAGAAATGTTTTTGACTTGTCTTGCTACTGGTGGACTTGAAGAATATGGGAATAAAATGGAGAAGTTGGCAAATGGAGAAAAATTAACACAGCCTGAATTGGATTTTATGGATAGGGTTGAAAAATGGGCTAAATATATAGCTCCTGAATTGGGTAAATACGAAATAACTGGGAAAAATGGAGGTTTCGTGAATCTTTCTATTAAAGCTCAAGATTATTTAGATAAAATAAAGAATGATAACATTCAATCAATGGGCGAATTATCTGAAAGAAATTCCTCTAAATGAGCAAAGCAGATGGATAAAAGAAAGCTTTAGAGATAAATTGATGCTACCTATCTTTGGGGCTTATTTCTTCCCTCACATAATTCAAGGAGAGATTGCTGATTGTCATAGGGAATTATCTTTTGAATTGGGGAGGAGAGAATCCTCTGCTATTATCTTTCCTCGTGGTCATGGGAAGACTAGCTGGGAGAAAATAGATACAATTCATGATATAGTTTATGCTTTAGAGCCTGTTATTTTATATGTTGGTAATACTTTAGGAGATTCTCAAAAGCATTTTGAATCTATAAAAATGGAGTTAGAAAATAATGAGCTTATTAGAATCGTTTATGGTGATCTTGTTCCGGCAGAAAATAAAGACAGTAGGAAGTGGACTAATACTCATTTTGAAACTTCTAATGGAATAAATGTAATCGCTAGGGGGGCTTGTAAAGGTAGAGGTGTGAATATTAAAAATCAGCGGCCTACAAAGATTATCCTTGATGATATTGAAGATGATGAAGAAGTAAGAAGTATTGATCGCAGAGAAAAGTTACATAATTGGTTTTATGGAGTGATTTATCCTTCACGAGATTTTGATAGAGGGTTCGTTAAGTGGATTGGTACGGTTATTCATCCGGAAGTAGAAGTAAAAAAGTTTTATGAGAAGTTTGGTGGAATATTTAAAACGTGTACTATCAATAAAGGCTCAATAGATTATGATGAGCCGATTTGGCCACAGAAGTTTAGTAGAGAAAAACTTTTACAAGAAAGAGAACTTATCGGTACGGCAAAATTCAATCAAGAATATATGAATGATCCGATTGATGATGCTACTTCACGATATAAACGCGATTGGATAGAAAAGAATTTTTATACTTCATTGCCGGAAGGATGGCAAGGATGGGTCACAGGA